AGGTGAAAGAGTTGACGGAGCGCATTGACGCGATGAGCGGGAGCGGCGATGATGACTGACTTCATCGGTGGGCGTGAGTGCCTGTGGACGTGGTCGCGATTACTTGTAAAGACGAGGGTGATTTGGAAACGATAGTATTCAATGCCATAGTTTACAAGTTACAAACGCTGGCTGATGGTGGGATTCGGCTTACGCTTGATCTACCAGAGACGGCGATCCCACAAATGGCGATGCTGGCCGAAACGAAGCGTGAAGGTATTGCGCTGGTATTCGAGGCGAAGGCTACTGGGGATGAACTTCAAAGAAATTGAGCTTGCCTGGGTAAGGCATAAATGGCAAAACCTCGGCATTGTCGAGAATAAAGGCATACATACCTGGCTCGTGCCAAAGCTGATCGTATTCGTCTTCACATTCGGTCACGCAGTCAATGAGCTCGACCATGCCAACGATGCCTCCAGTGCGATAATCTTGCGGTCTACGAGGCAATTTGAGTCCACCAAACGATTGTTCACTGTCAATAGCAGCCTGCATTTCGGCACGCCAAGCGTCAAAATCGCGGTCATTGATCGCAAACTTCGTGCCGGCGTGTACGAGAAACTTGCCACGATAATTTGTAGGCCAAGAGCGGTTTTCCACCGACTTAATGCCATTTACAATGAGCCAAGCCCACGGCTGGCGTATGCTGAGTGCTTTCATAACACTATGATAGCACTTGCATAAGTGGATGTCAATAATACTTTAGGCTTATTTATGAAAGAGAAACAACGACTTGAATTAATGCCCTCTGATGAGCTTGTCAGGAAGGTTAAGTCAGAAGTGGATGACTTAATCCTATACTTTTCGTGTGGCAAAGACTCAATCGCAATGTGGCTTTACTTGCAGGATAAAGGGTTCAATATTCATCCGGTGTTTCTCTACACAGTGCCTGGCTTACGATCTGATAATGAGAATATCGCTTACTATGAGAATTATTTCGGGCAACATATAACGCGACTTCCTCATCCATTGTTTTATCAGATGCTAAATGATCTGGTTTACCAGCCGCCTGAACGCTGTGCGCAGATATTAGCATGGAGGTTGCCGGAATATCGGTTTGCTGACATTGATGCGGTTGTGGCTTATGACTTGAATTTACCAAGTTATTACTCTGCAATGGGGATGCGGATGGCTGACAATCTCGATAGGCGTATGATGATGTACCAGAACGGGGTATTGGGTACAAAGGCTCGTCGCTATTATTATGCGATTTGGGATTGGAACGTTGAGCAGGTTTCCGACATTATCAAGCGGCATAATTGCAAGATACCAAAGGCTTATCAGTTTTCAGGGCGTACTATTGCTGCTATTGATTACTATTACATCAAGCCATTTCGGAAGGTTTATCCAGACGATTATGAGCGCATGTTGGAATGGTTTCCATTGCTCGATGCTGAGTTTTATCGTTATGAAAGGCTACTAAATGGATAAAAAGACAGTTGCTCTTGAGAAAAAAGGCGCACTGCTAAAGAAAAAAGGCAACCCGTTCACCGATCCGGATATAAATTCCATGTTCGACCCGTCCGGTCTGCCTGGTTTACCAGACCATGACGATCTGAATCTCGAACAATCTTCTAACGTGGAAGTCGATGACATGATGGCTTCTATTCGTGAGAATCGTAAGAACAACGCTGAACACTTTCGAGATTATGAATCAGGCGAGTTTTGGTTCTGTGTGTGCTTCCAATCAAGAAGTCAAAAGGAGCAATTTTTGGAAAAGTTGTTGAATAAGTATTCGCCCAATAATCAATCGTTTGGTGACAAATATGTATCAGGTTTGGAATTAGCGGCAATGCTGGATATACCAGTAGAGCCGATTATTCTGGAGTCAAAGAAGAGCCGCCTTGCTCCAAAAGCTATGCGCGATATGGAGGTGATATAACATGCGTAATTTTTTCAGTAGGGTAAGAGGTCGTGCAAGAGGTACAATGCGTTCTTACAGATCAACCCGACGTGCTGGTGGTGGTTTTTTCCGTGGCGTTCTAAACGCAGCTCGCTATGCGGCTTCGGGCGCTGGTCGCGGAGGTTAGTTAGTTGTCTGCACGCCTGCGTCTTACCGATAAGCACATTGAATTAGCCTGCGAAATGCGGGCTTATGGCGGCTTAATATCAGCGTGTGCGGGACACGCAGGCGTAGCAAAGCCTACGTTCTTTCGGTGGTTGAGTTTTGGGGAACTTCTTACCGATTACGAACAAAACGGAAAAGAGTTTTTTGAATCTGACTATTATAAGACGTGGCAAGGTGAAGCGCGTCGGTTAACACAACAATTAAGGCGGGAATTAGAAAAATCTGGCGGTCGATTATCTAAAGAACATCGCCTCTACATGAAATTATGGAACGAATGGCGGGCTGCTACGGATACGTTTGTGGCAGAATGCCATCAGACAATTGATCGCGCTAAAAGCATTGATCCCGAATGGGCGGCTCGTAGTTTAAAACAGATTTATCCAGAAGATTACAGTGATTCGGCGCTCGTTCAAGAGGCGACAGAAAATAAAGCAGAGCCGGTTATTGCGCGGTTAGACGCCTCACAGATCGGGCGGTCGTTTACGGATATGTACCGCGATATACTCGCGCACGGGCACACGGAGTACGTCCTGGCAGACGGGCGTGGTTCTGGCAAGTCAAGTTTTGCCGGCTTGGTAGACGTGGTGCTGCTGGTCAATAACCCGACGTGGCACGTGCTATGTATCCGTGAACATGCAAACACCTTGCGCAATTCAGTTTATTCGCAGATTCAGTGGGCGGTAGATCAGTTGGGATTGTCTGAGAAATTCAAGTTTACCACCTCACCGCTTGAGATTACTTACATTCCAACGGGGCAAAAGATATTTTTTCGCGGCGCAAACGATCCCATGTCCATTAAATCAATTAAGCCTCCATTTGGGGCAATTGCTATCCTCCACTTCGAGGAGTACGACCAATTAGCGGGGCCAGAAACGGTGCGCTCAATCATGCAATCGGCAATTCGCGGCACGGATATTGCGTATATCTTCAAAGTGTTCAACACCCCGCGCTCGATGAATCATTGGGCAAACAAGGAAATGGCAATTCCAAAAGAGAATCGCTATTTACACCGCTCCAGTTACCTCGAAATGCCGCCTGAATGGTTGGGGCGGGTATTCCTGGATGAAGCCGAATATCTGAAGCAAGTCAACCCGGATGCCTACGAGAACGAGTATATGGGCGTGGCTAATGGCACAGGCGGCATGGTATTCCCGAACGTGGAGCTTAGAGCCATAACGGACGAAGAAATCAAGTTGTACGACGGCATTTACGAGGGGCTTGACTTCGGATACGCGGTTGACCCCTTGCACTGGGTACGGCTTTCATACCACGCTGGCAGACGGGAACTTTACATTTATGACGAGTTCCGGGCGGTCAAGATGGGCAATAAGGAACTGGCAGAGACGCTTATTGCACAAAAGGGCTGCGGCTATTCAAGGATGATCATTGCCGATAGCGCCGAGCCGAAGTCGATTGCCGATTTGTGCAATTACGGGCTAACCGTTAGGGGTGCTGAGAAGCCGGCGGAGTCGGTAAGATACTCGATGAAGTGGTTGCAGAACCTCGCCAAGATAGTGATTGACCCCACGCGCTGTCCGTTCACCGCGCAAGAATTTACCAGTTACGAGTATCCGCGAACGAAAGATGGTTTGGTTATGAGCATCTATCCAGATGAAAATAATCATTCCATCGACAGCACACGTTACGCATTAAATCTGCAATGGCGGAAGGCGGGCAATTAATGAGCTGGATCGCTGATGTAGTTGACGCCGTGAAAGGATGGTTTTATCGAATGTTCACACGTGAAGAAATAAAAAAGGCAATCGGTTCTGATATTGCCCCGACCGAGGAACAGCAGAAGACGATCTCGTTGTGGGCTTCAATGTACCGCAATCAAGCCCCCTGGGTGGACAATGATTCCATTTTTTCGCTAAATCTCCCCGTCACAATCGCCAGCGAACTTGCGCGGGCGGCAACATCCGAGATGACTTTGACCCTATCCGGTTCGGCACGGGCAACGTGGCTTCAGACACAAATTAAGCCCATTATCGATGATATTCGCACGGACTTGGAAGTCGGGCTTGCGTTAGGCGGCATGGTTTGGAAGCCAGTACCGGACGGCAAGAATATCAACGTGAGTGTCATTCCGGCGGACGCGTTCTACCCAGTGCGCTTCGATTCAGCCGGCGAGGTGGTATCCGCCGTGTTCGTCGAGCAGAGGCAGGTTGGTAAGAAATATTTTACTAAACTCGAAGCGCATGACATCAATAAGCAAGGCGTCTATACCGTCACTAACAAAGCATTCGAGAGCGAGAGTCCGAGTCAATTAGGGCGGGAAACACAACTGAGCGTTATTGACGATTGGGCGGTACTTGAGCCGGTTGCCACTATTATCGGAGCGGATAAGCTGCTGTTTGCCTATTTTAAGGCGCCTGGTGGCGATGTGAAGGACACTGGATCACCGCTTGGCGTAAGCTGTTACTCGCGGGCGGTAGACTTAATCGAACAGGCTGACCGGCTTCATTCAGGCTTCTTATGGGAGTTTGAGTCTGGCAAGCGCGCCTTGTATGCGGATGTGGTAGCATTCCAGCGTAAAGATGACGGCACGCTCATTCTGCCCGATAAGCGGCTGTATAGAGCTTTGAACTCCACGAGCAACGTGGGTGAAGGGGACTTGTTCAAGGAGTGGACGCCGACTTTGCGCGAGCAAAACTATCTGAATGGTTTATCGGCGATATTCAGACGGGTGGAACTTGCGTGCGGTTTGGCTTACGGCACGCTCAGTGACCCTGAATTGGTGGCGCGCACGGCAACCGAAGTGGCAAGTACAAAACAGCGCACATATTCTACCATTCGCGATATTCAGAGAAACTTGCGCACGGCTTTAGAACGGCTAATAGAGGTCATGGACTTCTACGCAACAGCGTACAACTTGGCAACAAAGGGCGCGTACAACCTGGAATTTGAGTTCGATGACTCCATATTGGTGGATAAAGACGCGCAGATGCAGGTAGACCGGCAAGCCGTTTCAATGGGGCTTATGCCTAAGGCGATTTTCCTGATGCGCAATTATGGTCTTGATGAAAAGACGGCTAATTTATGGCTTCAGCAGCAGCGTGCTGAAACGCCAACGGATGTGTTTAACGCATGATACTTTTTGACCGTGTGGACGCCTTACTGAACCCGCTTGAACAGCGATTAGAATCGTTTTACACACGCGTTCTAACGGATTCGGCGCGTTCTCTGGCATCGCTTCTGCGGGCAAAATCAGCCTTAAATCAGGCGCTGTTTCGCGCGAGCGAGCTTGCATATTCCGAGGCGTTATACAGCGATTTATTGCGGAAAATTGCAAAGCTCTCAGGCTACACGGAAAAGGAATTGCGCACAATCTTCAAGAAAGCGGGATTTGAGAGCATTCGAGATGAGCAAGCGATCATCGGCAAACTTGGCTTAGAAGTGCCTGAATTGGCGGAGTCACAACAGCTAACGGGAATAGTTAACAGCGTTTTTGCCAGAACAAATATGGTCTTGCAAAATCTTACTCGATCCATCGCATACCAGGAACAACTTCAATTCATCGCCGCTGCCGATGACGCATACTTAGCTGTCAGCACTGGCACACTTGGCATAGATCAGGCGATCAAACAGGGCGTGCTGACTCTGGCAGAGCAAGGGGTGCGGGTGCTCAATTCGCAGACGGGTCGAGTCGAGCAAGCCGATGTTGCCATAAAGCGCAATATATGGACGGGCATTAATCAGGCAACCGGGGACATGACACTGGCAATGGCTGCTGAAGCGGGGACTGACTTGGTCGAGGTAAGCGCGCATCCAGGAGCAAGAAATAAGGGCGTAGGGGCGGCAAACCACGAATCATGGCAGGGCAAGGTTTATTCCATAAGTGGCACACATCCAAAGTACGAGCCGTTCATTGAGACCACC